ACGAGCGGAAAGTGTACGTCACTCGCCCCGGGCCAAGGCTTGTTCTTGCGTCTCAACCCGTGGTGACGCATCTCGTAAAACATCCGTTGCCGGGTGTCCCACACCGAACGATCCGCTAAATCCTGCAAAACCGCCGCGTTTAATTTCTGCCGACCGTGCATCTAAAATTCTTCTTCTTCTTCGTCCTCCTCGTCCCCCACAAAATGACCCATCGCCTGCAAGGCGAAGACCGTAGAGTACATCTGCAAGCCACCTATCAGTGCAGCGTCACTCAGATCAAACTCCTCCTGGTAACGCTCCAACAAAGATTCGAGTTCCCCGCAAAACGCATCGAATTGTTGCTCGATGGTCATGGGTGACTTGGAGGTGTTTTAGCGACGTTTCTTTGGCGTAAGACCGTATTTCTTTCCGCCTGCCGCCTTGCGAGGCCCGGAAGCCATCGCCCGCCGACCTGCCGCCGATACGTTACGCTTTAAAGACTTACGCGCACCACGCCGTGCGCCAAGAGATTCGTCCTGTCGTGACTTGTAGCCTTGTCGTTTAGCTGCCATCACCCAGATTGGGTGCGTGAAATCGTCGGCATGGCAAGTGCCTCGGGGGGGTACTTAATCGGTACTAGAGGTAGGTCATCGCCCGGGTAATCAGCTTTTGCGCTGTGACCGGGTTGTCGGGAACTGCGTTTCTTGCGTCATCGAGTAATTCTTTCACGCGGGCCAACTGCTGCTTCAACGTCAACGCATAGGTCACCTGGTCTATCGATTCCTCGATCATGTCCTCGACCAGCGGCACCCGTTCCCATAAATCGCCGCCATGTTCCGCCTGACCGGCACGGTACTTCTTGTCGATTTGCGTGGTGACCGTCCTTGTCAGATTGGTCAGGTGATCCTCCTGCTGTAACGTCATTCCAAACTTGCTTTCTCTAATTCGTATTCGTACTCGATAATTTGTTCCATCAGCGAATGAACGAACTTCTGCGCTTCGGGACTGGCGTTGTACGCATCCTCGAAACCGCGTTCATTGCTCAGAACGATCTGCTTCGTCGCGTCGAGTTTTCGGGGGAGAGTCGTTTGACATCCGACTCCGCACCCAATCCAACTTGTCATGACGACGAGCGTCAACCATCGCTTCCAGGTTCTTTTTTTCGGCTTTTTTTCCATAGCTAAATAGTTGTTTCAGTAACTCCAAAACCGCCCGTATAACCCCCACGATGTTCATCCCGTATTAAGTCCCATCGACTCCCGTAATTTTGTGTCGCCAGTCCACTCAGACATACCAGCTTCAAGTACTTCTTTCAAGTCCGGTTGCCAACGGTTCTGCCACATGTACTGATCCGAATTGCTCGCTAATGCCATCACCACGGCATCCGCTCGGTCGGGACTGCTGAACCCTCGTGCCTTCATCTCTTTCTTGCTCTCCAGGTTCAGCTTACCGGTCTTCGCAGTGCCAACACGACGAGTTGTCAACTGACTGTGCAGGATCTCGTCGTCCGGCATAATACACTCCATCCGGTCAATCTTCCGCGCCGCCTGGAACCACATCTCGGTTCCCCGGTTCATGTACCGATCCGGCTCATGCGCCCGCCCGCCCAAGTTCACTTGGTGAATAGGCCAACCCATCTCAGCCAACTGATGGCACATCGGCAATCCTAGCCCACCTGCATCCCCGAATATCTGCTCAGGCTTTAATCCCGCTTTCTCGAATTCCAACGCAAACCGCGCACAACCGGCCATCGTATTGGCTTCTCTCCAGGCAACCAGCTTGGTGATCTTGTTGCCAATTCGCAGGCAGAACACACTCTCGTCTCCCGCCGCCGCAAAGTCACATGCCGCCACCATCTCCTGACCGTCCTTCGTTGGCGGGCTGTCGATGCATTGCATCAGCGATTCCCACGGTATCACCAAGCCTTCGCCACTCGTCTCCTGGAACTCACCAAAGATCATCGAGCGGATCAACGGGTGATCCTTGCCCCACATCTCCATCTGCTCGTCGATCCACGATTTCTTGATGTGCGGACAGTCGAATGCCGTGACGGTGTGCAGTTTCCACCACTTCTGTTCTTTGCTAAAAATCTTGTAGAACTTGCCAGTAGTGCCACCCGGGGAACTCATCGCCATGATCCGATTGGGCTGAATCCTCGCCACTGCCTCAAACAAGTCCTCCTGAATCGATTTGCACTCATCCAGAATGATGTATACCTGACCGTGGAAGCCTTCAAACCGCCCCGGTTGATCAGTCGCAAATCCCAAGATCCTCGACCCGTTGTCCATCGTTAAATCGGTCTGGTTGATCTGCATGCCGAGCCCCGCAACCTTACTCGCCAAACTCCGAATCTGAGGCCACAACTGTTCTTTCACCTGACGATAAACGCCACTCGTTGTGATGACTATGCTGCCGGGATAGATCAGCGCATACCATAACGCACTTGGCGCAGCAATCATGGCAGTCTTGCCACTGCCGTTCGCCGCTTTCAACGCCACCCGCGCACCGGGTTTGCTCAGGTCAAACAGAACTTTCTTCTGCCAATCGTACAGCTTCAGCCCGAGGTACTTCTCAGTAAATACATCGCAGTCCGCGTCTCGCGAGGAGACCTGGGTCTTTGTTTTCGACCCACGCGGTTTTGCGGACGATTTTGTTTTGTCGGTCTTCGCTTGTCCTGTTTTGCTCATATTCGTTCACCTCGTACTTTCTGATAAATTGCCCCGTCTCATTCGTAATCTGATATGCCGCCACCACATCGTTCATCGGGTGGTAGGAAAATAAATAAAACGGACATCTGAACGCTTTACTTGCCCACTGTCCGGCTTCCAGCTTGTTCCACCCAAGCATCTCTTTTTCATACGTTCCCAGCGGCTTCTCCCGCGCCTTGATCTCAGCCACCGCCCGCACCACTCCGTTTCTCACAAACAACCCGTCCAGTTCGCTAAACCGATCATTCGTATAAATCCATGAATCCCCGGGATGATTCTCCAGGATGATGTCGATGCACTGCTGCTCTTTCTGATCTATTGCCACCTGTTCTTTCGCTTTCTGTTCGTCATTAAAACCCGATTCCGATCATCGATGTACTCCTGCAACCGACCCGCCTGCAACGTCGCCTGAGCGTAATCCTGGTGGTCGTACAGTGTCTCATACGGAAACATGCCACCACGATTCAACCGTGTCCCGGCAGGTGACTCTCCCGCCGCCGACCTCACCCATAACCGCCAACGTCCGTTGTTCTCGCATCTCGCAAATACCGTCACTCGTTGTAGATCTCCAAACTGATCTGTAAACCCGTCCGCTCCTCGTAATCACCCATCACCCAGTCGATCCAATCGTCAATAAAATCCTCGTCCACCTCGTAATTCGAGTGACCCCACAACTCCATGCCTTCAGGCCGACACACCGCTCGAAACGAATGCCAACGACCTTTCGCCATGACGAACAACTCGTACCTGTGAACCTTCTTCACCTGCGCCTAAACCGCTCCGTAAACCGCTTCCGGTACCCCGGCATGTCTTCAGGATTATCCGCCGCACGGTTCCTCGCATTAACGTACTCCCGCGTCGTCAGCATCACCGGCACCACATCGCCATGCACCTCGACGTATGCCGCATAATACTCCGTAGCACTCCCAAACCTGCGTCGAGCGTTCTCCACCCGCACCAGTTCGCCCAATCGTTGTCTCGTATCGTTTGCCATGAATTGAAATTCGTACGGTCTCATGTGTCCGAGGATGCGTCCGGCGAAGTGTCCGATGCATCGTCATCACCGCCCATCGTAGTGCCGTCATTCGCTTGTTTCGTAAAAGGCGAAGTGTCCGATGGGTCGTCTGGCGAAGTGTCGGATGTGTCGTCTGACCAACAGTAATCCACCAACCTCCGCCAATCGGATTCACGTTGAAGCGACGAAATACCGCTAATCGATATCGACACAATCTCGGTAGCCACACTGCCTACCTCAACGGAAACATCGCCCAACTCGTTGTCGAACGTATAATGCTCCAGGTACTCCGGTGTCTCCCGGGAAAGCAGAAGCGTGAGGCACCCGCGTTTTATTCTAATTCGAGGTTCGTCAGGCGAATTGTCGCTAGGTACGATTGGCGTACTGTCGGATATTTGAGCGAGCGTGGGTATGTGCATTTTCGTCATTCGGAATTCCGCGTGTGCGATTGTTTTAGACGGGGTGGGGTGTTGGGTTCCTGGCCCCGGGTCGTTGGGGGTTCCCCCCCGTCATTCTCAGCCAAACCATCAGACTGGTGTGGATCTGGTGTGACTTTCTCAGGCAACGCTACTGTTTGCTCCGTTTCAATCGCATTCGCGGCGGATACTACATCCGATCCCAGTCGCGCAGACTGCAATCCTGCAAGCTGATCTGCACTGATCGAGGAGCGAACATGCGTAGATCGGACATCGACTTTCTTACTGGTTGCATACTCATCGCTGAACCGCGCACCGAGAAGCTTCATGGCCAGGTGACCGTCACCGTTTGCTATTCCATCGTTGACTGTTCCTAGTGCAAATGCTTGGTATTCTGACTCTGCTTGTTCGATTGCATCTCGAAAGTCAGAGTACTGTTCCGCCCAACGATATAACGTACTTTTTCCCACTCCCGCCATTACGGCAGCACGTTGAACCGGCAATCCGCACCTGACGTTCTTCAGCATTGCCTCAATCGTTTCGGGAATATAACCGGTCGGTCTCCCGGTAATTTCGCCAGTACCGAGCTTGCTCGCTTGTTTGCGTCTAGCCTCCATCACCGACTTCGGCATGGCGATAGGCGCATTGCGTAATGCCTCCAGCCTCGACGCTTTCGTCTCCTCGTCGATCTCGGTCTTGA